TTCAGTCTATCATAGATCTCACCAATTTCACCAGATGCTGGACAGGTTCTTGGATCTGACCAATCTCTATTCCATTCTGGATTGTCTTTCTTCCACTGGTCCCAATCATGAACACTAAGAACAACTTCTTTTTGTTCTCCTGTGGTTTTATTAATAACGGGATAAGTTGCCAATAGTTTAATCCTCCATTTTATATGGGAATATTTATTCAATGGTTATAGAGGGTGCATCTTCACATTCAATACAATTAATACACTCTTGAATATCAGAATTATTTTCCAAGTATTTTTTAAGATCATCTTCAGTAAGAATAACTTTAAAGATGTGTCCTGTTAGATGATCTTTTAAACACCAAGTTTTCATAAAACCTCAGGGAGATAGTCTTGCCCTATGTAGGCGCTTCTCTTCATAATACTTCCAAATGCTTGGTGCCCAATTTTGAAGATGAGGAACCAATTGCTCACAGAGTGCCTGAATTTCTAGTTGGGCATCCATCTTTGCTCGCAGATCCATAATATGAAGAACAGAACGTAGGTTAAAAGAAACCACAAAGTTCTGACGAATTGCTTGTGCAAGATAGTCCCTAATGTGCTCCTCACACATTCCCTTTTCGTATTTTGTTGCATACCGCTTACAACCCTCTACAATCCAGTTGAGTTCGTCCTGGTAGTCTTCCTGAGTCCAATCATACTTCTTACCATAACGATTGGTATAGAACCCAGGAGGACGAACAAAGAATACATCTTCAGGTTTTAGCTCACCAGTTGCAACTTTAATCACTCTCCTTCCAGTATATCGTTGGGATTGTACATCAAAGCTTATGCCCACTCTATGGGTCCTGGCTTGCATTGCAACGTTATGGACATACCCAGAAACGGAGAAGGTAATTGCGGGGTGTTCTAGCGGTCCCCAGTGCCCTTTCTCGTTGCTTAGGAGACGTTCTACAACCCATTCACCACAATCATTTGTATTGGGAGTTGTTTGCGTATGAATTGGGGTTTCAGAATAATCACATTTACCTGCCTGATAAATTACTTTTTCAGGTTCAGGATAACATTGAAGCATTACTACTTCAAGATTTTTATCAAGTTCAAGTAAGTCTTTTGCTTTAATAGGTTTCATTTATTCTCCTCAGTCTTCTTCGTCATAAAATACTTCATCATAATCAGTTAGAAATTTTTTAACTTCCTCATAGTAAGGATCTTTAGATTCAGATTGAATCTCAGATTTTAGACATTCTACTAGAGATTCAAGGTTTCTAACAATTACTTTAAGATTTTCTAGATCCATTTTTATCAACCTCGACAAAGGTATTATACACAAAAAAAGAGAGGGAGTCAAGTCCCTCTCTTTTCATCGTTCAATATAACTCAGAGTGTGATTCTGAGCATAAAGTTGTTGAATAATGATGTCACAACCAATCTTAGGGTTACAATCACCACAGGTATAGACATCTACTGCTGCTTTACCTTCCTCAGGCCAGGTATGGATTGAGATATGACTTTCTGAAAGCAAACAAATAACAGTAACTCCCTGCGGTTCAAACTTCTTAGAGATAGTCTGAATCACAGTAGCACCGCTTGCAACTGCTGCGTTTTCTAGTAAGTCTATAAGGCAACGCTCGTCATCCAAAAGGACAAACGAGCATCCATACAAATTAAGTAAATAATGCTTTCCCATCTACTATGGATTTTCCTCCGCTTCCTTAATTAATTGACTTATATAAGTTTCAGTTCCATCCATAGTTTTAATTTCAAAAATAGACGACTTTTGATACTTCTTTATCTTCTTATATTTCTTTAAAAGATTTTTTACTTCATCTTTATAGATTGATACTTCAATCTTCTCTTCACTAAAACCTTCACTCATTTTCTTTTCTTTTTCTCTGGTTTTTTATATCCCCACAATTTTGGGTTTGTTCTACCATATCCAAAATCAATTTTTTCAATCGCTTTTGCACCATATTTATCGTAGTACATATCAAAAATTCTACCACGAGTTCCTCTAACTAAATCAAGGAAACTTTCCCCATCAATAGCATACCAAATCAAATAAGCATCATTAGGAAATGAAAAATCTTTTGCTACATCTAAAGTTGTTTTTTCAAGAAGAACTTCACACCCATATTCATGTGGCAGAACTTTATTGACTTGATTTTTCTCTGCCATTTTTGTTTTCTCCTTTACAAGACCTATCATGAACGCCCACCCCATTGAATATCGGGGTATGCTTCTTTTACATGTTCAAAAGTTATTTTATACTTAGTTTGAAGTTTTTTATCTTTAACCAAACACAGAATTTCTGATTCAAGTGGATGAAGACCTTGAAGAATATTAATGAACATAGTTTCTCTGCGAAGAGAACTTAGTCCATCATTACCACCTTTTACAAAATTATAGAACATTTGATATTCTTTTCTGATTGAAGATTTTCCTTGATCCATAGATCCAAGAGAATTTGTATTCAACTCTTCCATCTTAGATACCGCATCATTAATCTTTGCAGTTAAAGTTCCGCTATAGGAAGTCTGTTCTCCTGTACTTGCATAAGGAACTTCTCCTTCTGGAAGAAGAGAAATTATAGATTCATCAAAATTCCAAATTAAGATAGTCTTTAATGCAGGTTCATCATATTTTTGTAGCACTTCAATTTTTTTAGAATTTGATCTTTGTTTTGATGCCAAATTCAAAATTTCAAAAATAAAAGGGTTTGTAGGTAAAACTTCAATTGAAGTTGTAGATTTTGTTTTAGTTGCCGTCATAATTTTTTATTACAAGTCAGTTTAATAAAGTAATTTTGGTTATTTATCAATCTTCTTCATCTTCATCGTCATATTCTTCATCATCAAAAAAACCCTCTTCAAAACGAACAGCTAATACTTCATCGGGTATTATATTTCCATTATTATCTAGAAATTCTGGATGAATATTACGAATACCATAAATTCTTTCTACCTGATATTGCTTAAAAATCCATCCCCCAATTAGGCCGATGAAAAGGAACATTACACAAAATAAAATTGTAAAGGTCAAGATGATTGATAGTTCCATTTGTTTTCTCCAGAGAGTTTATTTTTTCCTGATATCAAAGTGAAATTCTATAAAGAAATGAAACTCTCTACGAAAAAGAGAGATCATCTTACCAAATTTCACTTGAAAAGTCTTTGGTGCTGATTCTCTCTTCCTCCTATTGCGTAATAATAACTCAACGCCTCGGTTAATCTGAGGTTCATTTTTATTTAGTTTTCTTTTTGAATCTTCTTGGTTTTCTTTCACAATGAAATTAAACTACATTTTGTTCTTTTAAATATTGAACCGTGTCAGAACATCCACCAAGATGCTGTTGATCATTCAAAACAACCTGGGGGAAAGTAGATCCATCTCCAAATTCAGCATAAAATTCTTCACGAGTAAAATCAACATTCAATTTATAAATGACATGCTGCAAATTAGTCAATTCTAATACTTGTTGAATTTTGGTGCAATATGGACATCCATCTTTAGAATAAACTGTAAATTTCATGTTCTTCTTTTTTAAAGTAAAATCATATCACTTTTTTTAATGTCTGTAAAGTTAGAGATCAATAATATCTTTTACTTTTAAATTTTTTCCTTCTGTTTCCCACCAATTAATTATTGTATTATAAGACATTTCATTTCGAACTCTTTGAGGAGACAAAACATTCCTAAGATCATATTTGAGCAAATCAGATTCACAATTATAAAAATCTTCTACAAAAAGAGGAAATCCATAAATGGGACTTACATTAACATCACTATTTTCTGGATTTCCCAACGGCGAAAAGATAATAGTTTCTGCAACTGGATCTTTTGCCCACTTTGGTCTTACATGGGAATCATTGCCAACAAAATCAAGATTAAAAGAACCATTTCTATAATAATGAGATATTAATTTTTTTGCATGAGATTTTGTAATTAAATATGCACATGCTGACCAATCACACCAACATCTGTGCCTAAGTTTAACTCCATCGGTAGAAAATACAAACATATCACCCTCTCTAACCCAACAAAGTTGAACACATTCCCAATCTTTTGGTAGGGTATTAAAAAATTCTTCCCAAGTGAAGTTCCAGTATTCAACCGTTTTAAAACTTATATCATCTTCACAGAAGAAAGCATAGGGTTCATCAGTGTCAAAATACCAATCTTTTATTGCTTTTAAGTGCGAAGTCGTCGGACCTCTACCAATACCATTTAATTCACGAAAAGATTCTCCAATATAATGATGAAGATCATCATTATAAACTTCAAATATATGAGGTCTAATATTTGTTAAATTATACTTAGCAAATTTTTCATAAAGAAGGTTTCTTCTATCCTCAGATTTATCTACACTTATAAAATTAATTGGAGGAAAATTATTTAATTTATATGAATGATCCTTAGATTCAATTCCAACAAAAATTTGATTCACCTCTTCCTTAATATTATTAATCCCAGTACTCCACCATTCTAAAAGATCATCTTGAATTTTTTGCAAACTATTTTTATCATTTAAAAGATCTTTACACTTTTCTACTGCTTCGTCCCAAGATTCTACAAATACCCAAGGTGGATTTTCTTTATATGCAAAGGTATTTTGAATTTCTTCAGATGATCCAACAACCACAGGAATAGCACCACACATTGATGCTTCATATAAACGAAAACAATCTAAACTAGAATTTCCTCTACCACTAGGGACAAAAATAGATCTAGTATAAACATCTATTAGTTCTTCTTTACTTGAAGAAGAACTAATAAAGTGATTTTCTATTGATTTAAACTTATCAATCATTTCAAGTCTATCACTTTTAACATTCCCAATAAAAGACCAAAATAAATCTCTATCATTAATTTTTAAGATGGACTTATCTTTAATTGGAGTATCATTACAATATGCTAATGGAAGTTGAATTGTATTTTCAGTATATTGATAATTTGGATGATGATATTGTCTCAAAAACAATTCGCAATAATTTGCTAAACTATTATGTTTTTGCAAATCTTCATAATAAAATTCATCAGATAATTGAATTATAATTTTTGGTTTTGATTTTACAACACATTCCAATGTTTCTTCATAAGTTGGCATGTATCCCCATGGATAATTATTTGGATCTCTACAACTATAAACAAAAACATCAAAAGTATCTGAAGAATTTCTTACTTCATCTAAACATAAAAAATGGGTTCTTTTAAAATGATCTTTGGGAAGAATATCATTTAAAATAAAGTCATGCTCCCAAACATCTTCTCTAGAATTTCTTCCAAAAAATAAAACTTTAATATCTTTATTTTTTTCAAATGCCCAATTATATTCATGAATTGAATCCACTTGAGAATATCCCATATCATTAAACATTTTTTTTATATAAGTTTCATGTTCTCCAAGATGAATATATTCAAATTCTACTCTTTTAATAGAATATCTTGTCCAATCAAAACTCAATAAAACTTCAGCATCTATCCCTTCTATATCTAAGAATAAAATATCAAGATCATAAATTGAATATTTTTGAAACAAATCATCAAGCGTAATGCAAGAAACATTGAAAGATTCAATTTGTCCTCCCTGCAAATGAGGACACCATTCCATATGTTTTTTTAAATGTTCAATATTAGAAGATGCTATTCCATAATGAGGATATTCATTTGTATGATAATACAGTGTAATATTATCCTCTGAATATGACGGATCTTTTATCGCAATATTTTCTACAATTATATTTTCATAGTTTTCATAACATTTTTTTAGGTCTTCTATATGAAAACTGTTGGCCTCAACAAACAGTCCAAATTCTATTTCTTTAAAATTATCAAAAATATATTGAGATAATTCATCATTCCCTTTATTTGCACCGATCTGAACAATTTTCAAACTCATTTTTTAATCTATTATTATTATTTTGTTTATTTATTTTTTTGGGTTCTATTGCTTTTTCTGTTTTCTGCGATTCATATCTATAAAGACCAGGCCAGGTATCACGAATGACTTCAGCAAGTTTATAAGGTGTTTCTGAACTAATCATCTAACGTGGTGTCCTCCAAACATATAACGCATTCCATTTAGGATTTTTGCTCCGAACGATCCGAGATTGCGTGAGTTAAATCTTTCAAATAAGGCAGTAGTAATAACAGGAGCGGGAACCCCCAAGTCCACAGCG